ATCTAAAAATAATAAAAAAAAGGAGAAATAATATGCCAATGGTAGGAAAGAAAAAATACCCATATACTAAAAAGGGTAAGATGGCTGCTAAGAAAGCTGCTAAAAAAAAAGGAATGAAAGTTAAAAATAAATACTAATGAAAAAACCTAAACTAGGATCTGGACAAAGATTTAAGCAACTTACTGCTAAACTAAAAAAACAAGGTGTCAAAGATCCTAAGGCTTTAGCAGCAGCTATTGGAAGAAAAAAATATGGCAAAGCTAAATTTCAAAAAATGGCTGCTAAAGGGAGAAAAAAATGACAAATGTTAATGGCAACTATAAAAACATTAAGAAAAAATATAAGTCTGGAAATCTTAAAACAGAATACCAAAGAATTTTAGAAAGTGGTAAAACAAAAGTAAAAGAAACTAAAATTGCTGCTAAAAAATTTGGCAAAAAAATTGCAGGTAAAGCAACAGCTGAACAAAAATTCTTGGGCAAAACTTTACCTAAATATATTGGTAAAGCAGCTAAGTTTGCTTTTAAAAATCCAATTACTTCAACTGCATTATTTTTTGTTCCTGATACTGTTAAATTTATGGGCAAACAAAAAGGAATTGATTTTAGTCCAACTAGACAATATGACAAAAAAGGAAGAAAATTTTTATAATGTCTGAAGAAAACAAAACAAATCATGGTGGTAAAAGACCTGGAGCTGGTAGACCTGTAGGATCTAAGAGTAAAATCTTGTGGAAATCTATGGAAGAAATGGCAGAAAAATATCAACATTCTCCTTTAGATTACCTATTAGCTGTGTTAAACAATCCTGCAAGTAGTCCTGAAAGAAAAATGTATGCAGCAGAAAAAGCTGCGCCATATGTTCATGCAAGACTTACTTCATCAAACACAAAAATGAGTATAGATGAACCAGTTAAAGTCAAAGTCGAATGGCAAAAAGACGAAAACCAAAGTAGTTGAGATACCATACAAACCAAGAGCTTATCAATTAGAAGTTCATAAACACAAAAAACGATTTAGTGTTTTAGTATGTCATAGACGATTTGGTAAATCAGTTTTATCAATTAACGAATTAATTAAAACTGCATGTGATAAACCTAGATCTTTGTGTGCATTTATAGCACCAACTTATAGACAAGGTAAATCAATTGCATGGGAATATTTAAAATATTATACTGCACCATTAATTAAAATTGGTGGAAGTAGAAATGAATCTGAATTAAGAATAGATCTATTTAATGGATCAAGAATACAAATCTTTGGAGCAGATAATCCAGATAGTATTCGAGGTATGGGATTTGATGCTGTCGTACTTGATGAGTATGCAATCATGGCTCCAAGAGTATGGACAGAAATCGTAAGACCAGCTGTTGCTGATAAATTAGGATGGGTTTTATTTATCGGTACACCTATGGGTCATAATCAATTCTGGGAAGTTTATGATTATGCTTTAAGAGGTCGTGATGATTGGTATGCTAAGTTATATCGAGCATCAGATACAAAAGTTATTCCAGACGAAGAACTTGAAGAAGCTCGTCTAATTATGACACCTGAGCAGTACGAACAAGAATTTGAATGTTCATTTACTGCTGCTGTTAGTGGAAGTTATTATGGAAGATTAATAACTAAAGCTGACAAAGATGGTAGAATAACTGATGTACCAGTAGACGACAATGTAGGTGTAGAAACATGGTGGGATTTGGGTATAGGCGACTCTACAGCAATATGGTTTGCTCAAAGAGTAGGGGAAGAAATACATCTTATTGACTACTACGAAACTTCTGGTGAATCTCTTGCTCATTATGCTGATGTATTAGCTGATAAAGGATATGCCTATTCATCTCATATCGCACCTCATGATATTATGGCTAGAGAATTAGGAACTGGTAAATCTAGACTTGAAGTTGCTAACGAACTTGGTATAGATTTTGATATAGCTCCTAAATTAGAAGTTGATCATGGTATCGAATCTGTTAGAAATGCATTGCCTTATTGTTACTTTGATAGAGAAAAATGCAAACAAGGTTTAGATGCTTTAAGACAATATAGAAAACAATGGGATGAGAAAAACCAAATTTTTAAAAATAAACCTCTCCACGATTGGTGTTCACATGCAGCTGATGCTTTCAGATATGGATGTGTTGCAGAACCATTAGATACTTCTGATTGGGATAGACCAGTTAATGTGGATACAAAATATGTAGTATGAAATCAAAAGAAGAAATATTAAGAGTACTAGCTAACGAAATACATTCAGCATCAGGTTACATTGGTGGTGAGCTTGTTGCTAGAAGAAAGAAATCATTAGAATATTATTTAGGTATGCCTCTTGGTAATGAACAAGAAGGTAGATCACAAGTAATATCCAATGATGTCCTGGACACAGTAGAAAGTTTAATGCCTTCTTTAATGAAGATTTTTACTGCTGGTGAAAATGTATTTGAATGTGAAGGTGTTGGGCCTGAAGATGAAGAAATGGCTAGACAATGTTCTGACTATCTTAACCATATTTTCTATAAAGAGAATAATGGTTTTATAGCTTTATATTCTGCATTCAAAGATGCCTTAATTCAAAAGAATGGTATCTTAAAAGTATTTTGGGATAACTCACAAAAAACTGAAAGAGAAGAATATACAAGATTAACTGATGATGAGTTTAATGATCTTGTAGATAATGCTGAAGTTAAAGTATCAGCTCATACAGAATACGAAGAACCTATTACTGATGATCGTGGTAAAGAAATAGATAAAGTTAAACTACATGATGTAGTTATTCATAGAACTAAACTATATGGTAAAGTTACTATAGAACCAGTACCACCTGAAGAATTTTTAATTGAAAGAAGATGTAAGTCTATTGAAACTGCAAATTTTATTTGCCATAGAACTCAAAAGACTAAAACAGAATTAGTTGAAATGGGTTATGATCAAGAGCTAGTTGATTCATTACCTACTGGTGATACTGATTATTATACAGAAGATAAATTCGTAAGACATCAAAATGTAGATTTCTCACATGGTCAAACAGATGGAGATGAATCTACTCAAGATGTATTAATCCATGAATCTTATATTCGAATGGATGTAGATGGTGATGGTAAAGCTGAGTTATTAAAAATTACTACAGCTGGTGAAGCTACTAAACTTTTAGATATTGAAGAAGTAGATAATATGCCTTTTATATCTATGACTCCAGTTATCATGCCTCATAGATTTCATGGTAGATCTATTGCAGAATTAGTAGAAGATATACAATTAATTAAATCTACTGTTATGAGACAAATGTTAGATAACATGTATCTAACAAATAATAACAGAGTAGCAATCCAAGATGGTCAAGTAGCTATGGATGATCTATTAACAAATAGACCAGGAGGAATTGTTAGAACTAAACAACCACCACAAAATGTAATGATGCCTATTCAGGCACAACCTATTACAGATCAAGCTAGTGGTATGTTAGGATATTTAGATGCTGTTAAAGAATCTAGAACTGGTGTAAGTAAAACTGCACAAGGATTAAATCCAGATTCATTAAATAATAAAACAGCTACTGGTATGAACCAAGTGTTAACTCAATCTCAAATGAGAATGGAGTTAATTGCTAGAATCTTTGCTGAAACAGGTGTAAGAGATTTAGGTTTAAAATTATTTGAACTTATTTGTAAATACCAACAAAAAGAAAAAATTGTTAGAATAAGAGGTAAATATATCCCTATGCGACCATATGAATGGAAGGATAGGGTTAATGTTACTGTAAGAGTAGGATTAGGTACTGGATCAAAAGAACAACAATTGATCTTAATTAATGCTATTCTTGAAAGACAAATGCAGGCTATAAACTTACAACAAAATGTTTATGGCCCTATGGTTAATTTAAGAAACATTTATAACTCATTAAAGAAACTTGTTGAAAATGCAGGTTTAAGTAGTATTGAGCCTTTCTTTATGGATCCAGAAGTAGGTGCAGCTCAAATGCCACCACTTCCTCCTAAACCACCAACAGAGTTTGAAAAGGTTACATTAGCTCAAGTACAAGGTGAAAACCAAAGAGCTGTAATGAAAAACAATGTTGAGATGAAACGTATTGAAGCTCAGATGAGACAACAATTATTAGATTTTGAGTTGAAAATTAAAGATCTTGAGTTAAAGTATGGAACTAAAATTGATGAACTAGAATTAAAACGAAGATCAATGTTAGAACAAGCAGATCTTAATAAGTCTGGTGATTTAATGAAAGAGATAGTGAAAGGTCAAGGTCAATTCTTTAATGGACAAGGAAACACAGATCAGGCAGGGCAAGAGGGCAGAACAACTTCTGAACGATCCCCTACTGAAGACAGCATTTGAAGATCTCCTAGAAATATATAAACAGGAAATCTTTAATACAAAATTCGCTGAAAATGAAAAACGTACTCACCTTTGGGTAGCCTACAATCTTGTAGAAAAAATCAGAGGTCATTTACTTAGTATCATGGAAAGCGGAAAACTAACTCAACAAGAGTTAGATCAATTAAATAAAAGACGTTAAGCTAACGCAACGTCAAATTCGTCAACCAACTATAAAGGAACGATATGTCAGAAACACAAAACCTAGAAGGTGCTGCTGAAAAAATCTCAGGATTATTGAATCCACAAGATCAACAAGAAACTGAAATTAAAAAAGTAGAGCCATCAGAATCTGAACCTGAGCAACAGGAAGTTCAAGAAAGTCAAGCTGAGTCTGAAGCAACTAATGAACAAGAATCTGAAAATACTGAGGTCACAGAAGAACAACAAACAGAATTAGAGGAACCAAATCTCCACCGATTAAAAGTTAATGGTCAAGAGATAGAGGTTAGCCTTGATGAGCTGAAAGCTGGTTATTCTAGAGACTCAGATTATAGACAAAAAACTCATTCTTTAAGTCAAGAAAGAAAATCTCTTGAAGAACAAAAGAATAGTTTGCGTCAATCTTATGAAACAAGACTCAAAGAACTTAACGATACAATTGCTACTGCTGATGAATTTATCAGACAACAACAAGGTGGTCAAGATCTTCAAAAATTATTTGATGAAGATCCAGTTGCAGCAGCTCGTTTAGAATTTCAATTACGTCAACAATCTGAAAAGATTGAAGAAATGAAATCTAAAGCAAGAGAAGCTCAACATAAACAATACAATGATTTCCTTGAAACACAAAAAGAGTTAGCAGCACAAAAGATACCTGAGTTTGCAGATCCAAGTAAAGCTGATACATTTAAAATTAATATGCGTAATACATTACGAGATTATGGTTTTAATGATCAAGAGATTGGATCACTTGCAGATCACAGATTTCTAATGGTCGCAAAGGATGCTATGGGCTATAAGTCATTACAAAATAAAAAACCTATAGTTCAAAAGAAAGTAGCCAATGCACCAAAAGTTGTTAAATCAGGTGTTGCTAAGCAAAACGTTAGTTCAGGTCGAGAAGTAATAAGAAATAAAATAAACAAGCTAAGAAAATCTGGAAGCATCAATGATGCTAAAAGTGCTTTGCTTGATATTATTAATCTTAAATCTCAACAAAGGAAATAACAAATGGCACAACCAACAAATACATTTGATACTTATGATAGTGTAGGTGAAAGAGAAGATCTTTCT